CACAAGTGGCGAGATGCTAAAGACTTTATAGGAGTTACTGGAGAATATATGCGTTCACCTTCAGGTACAGATAGTTGGCACTCAAGACAAGGATATGTTGGAGTTCCTAAAGCAGGAGAAGGTTTGATACACGAAAAAGAGAGTGGTCAAGTAGCAAGATTAGTACATTATTTCTAATGGTAATCATCTGGCCTTCATAATTTAATTACAATTTACATCTAGTAGATAAACATTTTTATAAAAATTGTTAAAAAAGGTATTGTTATTGATTCCAATTTTATATATTTGCCTTGAATTTAATAACTAAACTATAACAAATGGAAGAAAATATAATTAAAAGATTAAAATTAACTAATCAAGAAGTTCTTAATGTAGTTAGTGAATGGTATCTAAATGGAATGTATCCAGATATATTACAGGATGAAGATGGTCGTGAGTTATGTGAAATAACACAATATCTATGGGATGAAATCGAATATAAAAACTAAACTATAACACAATGGGAAGAATGAAAGAAGAGTATATGAGAGATATGTACAACCAACAAGAAGAACTTAATAATCAATTAAATAATAATCAAATGACAAAAAAAACAATGCAAGAAAAATTAAGAAAACAACCTGAACCAGTTGTTGAAACTAGAAAAGAGGCACTAAGAAGGCTTTACAAACAGAATGGTTTAACAGAAGAAGATATATACAAAGACAAGAGAGGTTTTGTAATTATTACAAGAACTGGTATTGATAAGATTGTATCAAGAAATAACATTACAGTTGCTTATGAAGTAATTAACATGGATGTAGAAAAGTGTATCTGTGTATTAAGAGCAGCAGCAACAATGAAAGTAGGTAATGAAGTTAAAAATGCTATGAGTTTTGGAGAAGCATCTGACAATAACCTAATGGGTGGTGGTAAGAAGTTTCCAGTTGCTATGGCAGAGAAGAGAGCAATGTCAAGAGTTGTACTAAAGATTGCAGGATTCTATGAGCAAGGTGTGTTTGGACAAGATGAGATTGTCGATTAATGAATGAAGAATGGTTAGATAATATCCTTGATGGTGAGCCTAGTGGTATAACTGATACCCAATGGCTTATCATTGAGAATAATATTTACAACACAAGTTTACCTTCAAGAACTATAGAAGACATTATAGAAAGATTAAATGATTTAACACAACTAGAAGCAGAAGAAATAATAACAACTATAAACGAAAACACATATGAAAGAGATACAAGAAAACAATGGGAAAGGATGTTCAAAGACGGGATGTTTAAGCATAGAGATTTATAAGCACTTTACAGAACCACATACTTATGTAGTATGGCACAAGAAAGAGGTTATAGGTTTTATTAATGAAGACCAAGCATTACAAGTATTAAACAAAGATGAGTTGGTAGATTTTTACTATAACAATAAATCTAAATTTAAAATACCATCTTGGAAGATTGATAAATACATTTACAAAAATGACTAATCAGTATTCATTAGATAAGATTAGAAAGTCTAGGAATGAATTTGAGGCATTGCTTAGAATATATGGTGTGTCAAACACTCTACTAAGTAAAGTTATGGTAGTTAATTATGCTACAAGCAAGAAGTTTCTTGCAGACCCTACCAGAGTTAGATTCATTCACGCTAAGAGGTTAGCAGACTATTTAGGATTACAGATTCAAGACATAGTTGATACAATAGTGTACGACTTAAAATAAAACAAAACAAATGAAACGAAGAAGATTAAAGTTTAGTGATTATTATAACGAAATAATACTAAATGAAGTAGCAGAAATATACGATGTAGAAAAGAGTAGGATATTTTTGGGAAGCAGAGAGAGAAACATTATATTTGCTAAAAGGCTATACATCTTTGTGTTAAGAGAGATGTTTAACTTGACACTTACACAAATAGCAAAGATAACTAACTTACATCACGCATCAATACTACACCATTCAAGACAATTTGAGTTCTTTTACAACAATAGAGGTTATACTCAAGACAAAAGAAACTTTGAAAGAATTGAAAATAGAATTATTGAAGTAGAGATAGATGAAGAAATCTTAGGACTAGAAACACAATTAGAAGCAATAAACAAATCATTAACCAAATTATATAAAATAAACAAATTAAAAAATGAAAGACAAGAAAGAGAAAGTCTACTTACCAAGTAGCATTAAGAACATTGAAACAAAGTATGGAACTATGATGGTTGCTAACTTTAAAGTTGATGAATTACAAGCGAACTCAAAGAATGGATGGGTGTCTATGGTAATATCAGAACGAAGAGAACCATCTGAAAAAGGTGCTACTCATTATGCTTATGTAAATGACTATGAGCCACCACAAAATAATGATGAGCCAAAGAAATCATTTAATAAGAAGGTAGTAAAAGATGACCTACCATTCTAATGATTAAATGGAAAAATACAACTTATCCTAGCACTTTCATCGGACTATCTGATGAACTTGCTAAGGTAAGAAGTATGCTATCTGCTGATGTATATAATCCTAACACAGAAAAATACAGAGGCAATCAGGAACACAAAATTCAAAGTCTAGGAATATTTGCAGAACTTGTTGCTAGACATTTGATGGAGAACAACAAAGGTGTAAGATATAAGGCTGCACCAATAATAGAAAGCAGACCAGTTGTTGAGGCTGATATTGTTATTGAAGGCTTAGATGAATATAACTATGTAGATGTTAAAGGTATTAAGTCTACTGGAAATGCCCTCAGAGTCAATTTTAAAGCCCATAACAACCCTAAAAAGAAAATTACACACTATCTATTCATACAGCCTTTAAATGGCTTATACGCAAGATTTTGTTGGTTTACTCATGAACAGGTTAGTAAGTGGACTGTAGTTATGTCAACCTATACTGAGTGCTATGAACTTGAAATACAAAAACACAACTAAACAATGAAAGAACAACCAAACTACTATGCTATAATATCTGCTGAGGTTAGGTATGATGAGAACCTAACTGCTAATGCTAAATTATTATATGCTGAAATCACTGCACTTCTCAATATGAATGGTGAGTGTTTTGCAACTAACAAATACTTTTCTACCCTTTATAAAAAGAGTATTGTAACAATTTCTAAATGGATTAGCGAATTAGTGTCAAATGGTTATGTATCAACCTATTACACATACAAGGGGGGTACTAAAGAAATTGATAGGAGGTATATAAGAATTCTTAAAGGGGGTATTAAAGAAAACGAGAAGGGGGGTATTAAAGAAAACTTTAAGGATAATAATACAAGTATTAATACTAATACTACGTATAGTAATAATAAGGGGCGTTTTAAAAAACCAACCATTGAAGAGATTAGTAATTATTGTATTGAAAGAAAGAATAATATAGATGCAGAAACTTTTTATGATTTCTATGAAAGTAAAGATTGGAAGATAGGTAAGAACAAGATGAAGGCATGGAAGGCTTGTGTAAGGACTTGGGAGAAAAGAAACACTAATAAACCTCAAGGTATAAGTAAAATACACCAGCACCTGCAAAAGAATATTAATGTAAAAGAAAAACTAAAACAACAATTTAAACAATGAAACAGATAAAAACAATGACAAAAGAGGAACTGCTTATGGGTGCAGTAGATTTAATTAGTAAAACCTATATTGAATTAGGGCAAAACAATGTTGATGAAGATACAATAAGTGTTATGTCGCAAAGTTTAGCAGATGATCTTGCTAAGACTTATCAGAACTTTTACTTTGAAGATGCACAAAATGCATTTAACTTAGGAGTAAGAAGTCCTATCAATGGTGACTTCATACATCTAAATGTGCCAACATATATGAGATGGTTAAGAAAGCATAAAGCCTTAGTATGGGATGCAAGAGCCAAAGTAGATAAGGGTGAGAACCCTTTAGAAGTACCTCACTATAGACCAGAACCAAAACTATTAAAATGAAAATAACAGACTACGAAATAGAAGATGTATATTCTTGGGACTACCCAGACTTTTGTGATGCTTATATCAGTTATGCAGAAGATGAGAATGGTAATGAAATGACTGAAGAGCAGATACAAGAATGGACAGAAAAAAATGAAGAAGAGTTTTATGAAATGATTCAAGAGTCTTTAAGATGATAGATATAATAAAATTTATTAATTATAATATAAAATTGAAATATATTTTTATATTTGTCAAATGAATACGAACGAGTTATCTATATTTACTATATTTTTTACAGTCATTTTTATTATTGGCTTGTATAAAACATTTAAAAAAATAGCATCAACAGATGGTAATAAGATAATTGATAACTTAGAAAGATTTAATGAACTAGAAAAACACAATGATGGAAACAATAACTAAAAAACCAAGAGAGTACAAAACTATTAAGTGGATATTAAAAAACCACATAAAAAATAATGTTAGAAGTTTGTGGACTTATGAAGATGATAACTTTACCTGCATATACGATAACTATGATGGAGATATTAGAGTATATACAGTAAATCAAATGTTAAAATTTGTAGATAGATTAATCCTTAAAGAAAAAGAAGATGATAAAACACAGTAAATATTATTATGAAACTGATAGGAATGGATATACAACTGATAGCAGTATAAATCCAAAGATGTTATTAAGTAAAGAAGAACTAATGAAACAAGAAAAATCACCAAAGTTAAATTTTGACTGGCACTTAGACAAAGTAGCAAAACAGATTACTGATTTGTTAAAGTCTAAGAATAAAGCGTATGGCAATACTGCATTAAATCCATCTAATGTATTCAGTAAGTTAGATTCTACTGAAGCAATATGTGCTAGGCTAGATGATAAACTAGCAAGAATACAAAACAAAGGTATCAATGATAAGACAGAAGATACAGTTGATGATATTATTGGCTATTTATTATTATTAAAGATGTCAATGGAAAAATGAAAAAACCAATCTTTAGAGTGTTTGTTTCTTATGAGATTAGGAATAAATTAAAGGTTACCAGAAGAGTACATACTGGAACACTAGATACATTTGTCCTAACATCTAACATAAAAAAAAAAAAAAAC